GTTAAAACCTGCCCTGCGGTAAATGTTTGTAATGCCATATTTGACCTACTTTAACCTAACCCGTTGTCAGCGTTGATGATACCAAACGACAAATCATCAAGTATCAACTCGTTTAACACAATTACAGGCGACGTGTAATAAGTGACGCTATGACCCGTATTGACGTTGATCGTATGCTCAATACCCTCGATCGCTAGGTTTTGGGCTAGTGACGCTGGGTTTGTGCCGGGGGCAAACGACTTTTCAATAGTGATCGTGTCAGATATGTCAAGCGTTGCGACCGTGTCGCGTTGGGCGCTGCTCAACATTGCAAACGATGTTGCTAGCGACGTGTATCTTGGCTCAGGGTTAGGGTCAAGCAAATAGGTTGCCAAGTCAAGCGCGGCCGTATCGTTGTGCAACAGGCTGTTTGTAATGCTGTATGTCTGTATAAAGTACGTTGCTTGACTGCCAGCGTCGTCAGCGATCTGAGGGTTGTTGCTACCAAGTATCTGTACGACCGCGCGGTTAGTTACTTGATCGGCCTCGAATGTTATGCCTACGCCGTTGTACGGTATGTTTGTGCCGTCGTCGTGGAAATCGGCTACGGCTGGGTCGAGCGTTGTGCCTATGCGCGGCGTAAACACAATGTCGCCGTCACGCGACATATAAATGCGACCCTGTTCAGCCTCGTTAACCTGCGACAAATAACCCAACACGTTTGTGCCTTGCTCAATTGTAAACGCTGACGCGCCACCAAGCGTCTGTGTGCCTGTACCGATGTTGCGGTTAGCGACGGGAAATGCAACCTCGGGTCGGTCAAGTATTGCCGACACACGTACGCTTGACAATTCTTCGCTGACGTTGTACTCATCTAAATATGTTTGCGATAACAAATAGAAATCGTCGGCACAAAACACCGTCACCGTATCCAAACCGCCAAGCGCAAAGTTGTAGTCAAAGTTGACAATTTTTCCAACAAACAAATATTCTTTGACGTTTGTTGCGCTGTATCGAGACAACCGCACCGACCGCATAGGCGCTAAACCCGGCTTAGCGTTAGGCGTGTCGTAGTAGGGGCTTGCCTCGTCAAACGGCATAAAAATACCGTCGGTGTCAAGCATGGTAAACGACATAGTGCCTGCACCAAACTGGTCGCCTTGATCGCGTCGCCCTCGACGCACATACACCTGATTAACGCCGTCAAGCACACTTGCAAACTCGGTTGTACCGTCAAGCACATATTGAGTGCTATCTAATTTGCCCTCAGGGTCTGCGTCAAGCAAAAACCCGTCTTGAATAAACCCTGTGTCAATTTCTAGGTCATAGTTGCCACTCGCAACGATTGACACGCCAGCCATTAGACCGCTATCTGTAGATCGAGTGGCCCTGATACGCGCTGGTAGGCGAGCAAACTATCTAACACGCTTTGACCGATTTCGGCGCTAGTCGAAATACCGCCCGTGACGTTGATCGTTACGGGCGACGCGCCACGCGCTGCGATACGTTCAGCCATACCTACGGTCGTTAGACCGCCTTGTATGGTCATTAGATCGCCGCCGCCACCAATACCGCCACCGCCGCCACCAGCGCTGTTACCACCGCCACCGCCACCAGCGCCACCGCCAATGATCGGGGCAATACTTGGAATAGACGCGCCTGCTTCTCGAGCCATACGGTCAGCCGTACGCGTATCGCTTGTAACGGCTGTAGCACCACCGCCACCGCCACCAATACGACCCAACGAAATTGTTGACAACGGGTTGATGTCAGTAAACGGGTTAATCAAATTCATGCCGCGAATAATTATGTTGATCGCACCAATAAACGAATTTGCAAACGTTTCAAACCCTGCGATCAGGCCGTTTAGCACCGTGTTGACAATTGTGCGGAATGTCTCAAATTTTGTGTACGCAAACGTCAACGCGGTGACTAACGCCGCAATACCGACCGCGATCAAACCAAACGGGTTTAACGCCATCGCAACATTCACCGCAACGATCGCCGCTGCGACCGCTGAGATTGTGCCGGCAATAATCAAAAACGCTTTAGGGTTACGTTGCGCCCAATCAGCCATCGACTGCAAATACGGCAACACTTTTTGCAACACGGGTAGCAACGCCGCACCGATACTTTCTTGTGTTTCAGCCAAACTGTTTTTAAGTATCTTAAATTTGCCTGCTGCGGTTTCTGCTGATCGTGCGGCCGCACCACCAAAGTTGTCGTTTAACGCCATCATCACTTCATCAAGTGACGCGCCCTCTTTAATCATGCCCATCATTTCAGGCGACAACGCGCGTAGGCCTCGCATATTGCCTGCGTACGCCTTAGACAACGCGTCAGCGACCGTAGCCAAATCTGTGCCTGAACCTGTTGCAATATCTTGAGCCAAACCAAGCGCGTCAGTCGCCTCGCCAACATTTTTAGTACCAAGCAACAAAGCGGCAAATGCTGGTCGCAACTCGCTGTCAGCCGTACCCGTCGCCCGCGACATAGCCGCAATCATGTCCTCAGTCGCCGCAACCGTCGCGTCGGTAGCGCCAACGACGTTTTGCATAGTGTTAGCCAAAATCGCTTGTTGCTGTTCATCTTCGGCTGCGGCTTTAGCCGCTAACCCAAGCGCGCCCGCAACCGCTGTCAACGCCGCCGCTGCTGGCACGGCCGCTTTCTTAATTGCAAACTGTGCCTTCTCGCCAACTGTTTCTAGTTGCTTAAATTCTTTGATTGCTTTGTCAATGCCTTTGCCGTCAAACTCGCTGACAATGGGTATAGATAGTGCCATTACAAACCTGCCTGCACTACGCGCATTGTACGTTTAACTAGTTTTTCCATTTCTTGTTCAACTTGTGGCAAATGTTTTTCAACCGCTGGTTTAATAATGCGCGTTTGATCGTCACCCACAAAACCCAATGATCGACCTAAACGGTTTGTTGTTTTACGACCTGCTGTTTCCCAAATTGCGGTTGCAACGTCTTTTTGCAAAATAAGAATCACGCCGATCGCCTTTTTGCGTGTATCAAATTTCATGCCAACGCCGGCAATTGCTTTGCTAACTCTAAATTTCATTAGTTGACGGCCTGTAATTGGATCAACCCATGATCGAGCCATACCCGACAATGCGTACGGGTGACTTTCATTGCTTAACGGTTCGTACGCTTTTTTTGCTGCGTCAATCGCTGGCTGAGCAATTGTTTTTGCATCTGATTTAAATTCTTTTTGCAACTCAGGGTCAATTTTACGCAAACCGTTTATAGCGTTTTTAACACCGACAACTTGTATTTTTGCTGATGCTGGCATTGCGCTACCTCTTTTGCTTATTTAATAGCGTAATCACCGTTACTAGGTCACGCGTGTCAAACTCGATTGTCGTAGGCCAGTACCCTGTTGCAACTAATAATTCGGCTAGTTGCCGTCGGTAACTGCCTACGCCGTAAGGTTTGGGTCTGTCTCGTCAATCGCCTCAATAGTCATGTTCGGGTTTGCTTTAACCCAATCGCGGTATGTTGCCGGCATTGTCTGACCGCTAAGTTTTAACAAGTTGTACGCCCAGCAAACTAGATCGGTGTAGCCAATACCTTTGCCGTCGCTAATTTTGCGACCCTCAGTTTTTTCCCACTCGCATATCACAAACATATTCGTTGTAACTTCGACTGGCGCTGTGCCGTCGTTTAGATCAACTTTTAGTTTTAATCGCATTGCCTATTCCTGTTCTCGGCCAGTAATGGCACGGTTTATGGGTTGGTTGTATCGACTGTTAATGCGCCGCCTTGAAATACGACATCATAGGTTGATAACTCGCCAAGTGACGCGTTGATGACTGGCAGACTTTCTAAATAGCAATCAGTCAAAACAAACTTTGGGTTTGTTGCGCTATCGACTGCCGATGTCGGTTTAAGTGTCACCGTCGTTTTTGCGCCGATCAAATTGAACAAAGTCGCGTAAGTCTCAGTTGCGGCAAAACTCGCATACAAAGTCAATGTCACTTCGTTGTTGACTAATCCTGCTGTGTAACTGCGTGAGTTTGTGCCAAACGCGGTGTCTTCAAGAGCCTCGACCAAATAGGTCAAAGTTGCTGACGTACACATATCGGATAAATCAACGCCGTTGATCGTCAATACCGGGTTTGATAAGTAAGTTGCGCTAGCCATGTGTTACTCCTTAGTTGTCTGTATTAGTTTTACCATAACGGCTGTGTGTTTGTGTGCATTACGCGGTTTGCGCTTGCACGCCTACGGCTAGGTCATAACACGGGTATTCTTGGCCGCCTATGTCGAGCGTGCCGGGGCGACCTGACATAACGATGATTGCTGAGCCAAGCACGGTTGCTGTGATTTGTAGTATTTCGCGTAACACGGGTAGCCCTGCTGGGCCGCTGCCGACAATTTTGATTGGGAAGTCGACTCGCACGATATTGCCGTTGCCAGCGATTGTCGTGAAACTTGGCGCTTGTAGGAACACGGCATTCGGAACTAATTTTGTTGGGTCGTTGATGACACGTAAACCCGTGACGGCTGTAAGCGTCGCGGTCAGGTCGTCAATCGCCTCGTTTAATAGATCGGTGTACGGTGCAGGCACTATGCCACCGCTGGTCGGTCAATACCTAACAACTGCTTAACAATCGGTGTCAACGATTGTTGAGGTGCTGTACCCATGCCGTCAAACGACGCAAACACGTTCTCAAGCGAACCACGCGAACGCCACAACGCCGCGCTGTACATCAAAGTACCGAGCGTGACATCACCGCTAGGCGACGTGCTGAGACTGTCGTTGTAGCCTGCCTCGGCTCGACGGCGACTGCAAAACTGGTTGCCAGCGCTCACGGCCTGCGTGATCAACGTGTAATCATCTGACGGGTTAGTAATCGACACACCCAAATAGGTGACTAAATTGGCTGCCGTAATCCACGTGCAGGTCGGTGTGAACGCAACCGTGCCGGTGTAGATCGCAACAAAATCAACGTCGTCACCTGTGCAAGCAAACAATATTTGATTTGGTACGGCGATAGTCACGTCATAGTTAAATTCGCCCGTTGTGCCGTCAACACCCGTGTATCGGTATTGTGGGCAAGCCAGCACGGTGTACGTGCCGTTAAACGGTGCGCCTAACGCCCCTACAACTACGCTGTCGCCAACTTGTATGTCAGTTGGCTCAAGCGTAGATATGCAAGCGTAGTTGTCAACTAATTGTTTGCTGGCTGTCGCGTAAGTTGCCATAAGCGGTTTGGCCGCCTACGACTAAGCGACTGTGATCGACTGTACGAAGCGTGAGCCTGCGGTTGCGTCTGTTGCATCTTGGAAGAATGTTGCAAAGTAACCGTAGTACGAGAAGTTCTCGCCCAAAAGTGCTGGGTCTTGAACTCGCATGATGCCGCGTTGCTGTTCGTAGAGCTCAATTGCTGGGGCGTGTACGACAAGCATTGTGCCTGACGCAAAGTTGCCGTCAACAACAATCTCAAGTCCCATTGGGTTCATTCCTGACCATGATGCGGCCGAACCTGCGCCCAATGTGTTTTGACCGATAAGACCCGGTGCGCCAATTGCTGGGAATAGTGGGCGCTTGTCATTGTCAAGCTGACCGCCAAGTTTTTGCCACACGTCAACGCTTACCAGCAAGTGTGTTGCAAACAAGTTTGTCGAGTTGCTGATGTTAAACGCGCAACCGTACAACGCTGCCATAAGTGTTGTTGGGTCACCTGCTGTAACTGTCCAAGTAAAACCTGATGTCTGTTTTGCTGTAACGCAAGCATCAGCCGCAATGTTGTCAGTCTCTTTAAGGTACTGACCTTGCAAATCTGTCAAGATCGCGTTAAGCGCTGCTGGGTCTGTGAAATCAATGTCCTGTTGGGATATAAATACGCCACCAGCGACGGTGCTACGTGTAACCGTATTTGCGCTAAGCGTCATTTTTTGGTTTGTTACTTCTTGACCTTCACTTTGTACGCCTGCTGCGGTGTGCTGAGTAATGATCGGGCGAGTAAACGATTTTCCTTGTCCGTTTGGCATTGCTCGAGTACCAATTGCTGACACAACTGGTCGCACAAAGTTGTAGTTCAAAAACACGTTGCCCAAAACTGGTTGTGGCAACAAACCCGGTGTATCAGTTGTCAAGTCTTGTGCCAAAGCAAATTGCAATGCTGACTGACTTTTAGCGGCAGCAAATTTGTATGCTTCGTTGACTTTGCGGAATGTGTCTCCACCAATAGTCATCGCGGCAAAGTATTCGCCCGGTGTTGGCATTTTAAATTCTTGTTTTGGTTGCGCCCAAAGTTTTTCAACTGTTGCGGCTGCCGCCTCGACTACTGGGGTTTCGATTTTGTCGGTCATGTCTGTTTCCTTTGTTGTGTCTTGTTCTGATATTAACTCTATTGCTGGCTCGGTTTGGTGGATACTTTCGGCTGGTGTTTCAATTGGTTCGTCGGGTGCGCTTGCTGCGACGCGCTCAATAATTGCCCCGCTAAACGCGCCTTCGCTAACTAGCGACAATTCAGACCAGTTGGCGGCCTCAACGATCATCACGCCTTCTTCGTCGTAACTAAATTTTGTGGGTGTTACGCCTACCGATACCGCGTCAATAACGCCGTCATTGGCAAGGGTAAGTGCCTCGTCGCCTAGTCGAGTAGCGCTAATCTTGGCCGTAAATAGCATGCCTTCGGCGGTGTCCACGCGCTCAACAACTTTGCCAACAATCTGATTGGCGTCGTGTTGCATATAAAGTTTTGGGTCGCGCCCCGTGACTGGCAACGACCCTTGTATAAATCGTACTTTTGTGCCGTCAGAAATTGTTGCTGTTTCGTCGTATGTGACGGCTACGCCTGAGATTGAGCGCGACGGCAAACCCTCTGCCGCCGCTGCATCAACCGTGATCTGTGAAGGGGTTAATCGGATCATGTTGGTGATACTACTCTTTCGTTTGTTTCGGTTTGTGTATCTCGGTCATCGCCCATTGAGTATTCGCCAGTTAAGTATTGCTCAACGTCAAATTCGACATAAGTGCCGTTTGGTAGCACGCTGTTTTGGCTGAGTGTGCCGGCGATGCAATCGGCGTAGGCGCGTACACCAAATGTCCACAAATCCATACGGCTTTCAGCACTTGATTGATATGAGTACGACCCGACGCTGATGCCCGCAAGGTATGGCGGAATATTGCAAAGTCGTGCCATTTCCATTGCTTGAAACTCGGCGCTTTCAATCAACAACATTTTGTCCGGTGAAGTTTGGGTTTCCGAATAAGTGACGTATTCGTTGAGTGCTGCCGTTTGATTAGTCTCACGTGCCGCGTTGAACGCTGCCGCAAGGTCGGCTAACTCTTGTGCGCTCAAAGGTTCGCCGCCAGTCTGACGCAAAATGCCAGCCGGTATTGCGCTACTTGAGTTGCGGTATCGTGCAGCTTCAAGTTTTAACGCTGTAGCAATTGCCGTTTCTGACATATAAGTAATGCCCTGAATTGGCGACAAAAATTGCACAACGTTTGTGTAGTCAAGTTCAGCACCGTTAAACACAATTTGTTTTGACGGTGCAAACCAAACTGGGCCTGACTGGTCGAGTGTTTGTATCATCGCCGCGGGTAGTCGAGTAAACGACGCAGGGTAACCGTCGGCTGTTCTACTAGTGACATAAAGAAAACTTCTTCCGAAGAAAAAAAGATCATCAAATAACCATGCAAGCAAAAATGAATTTGGCACACTTGGGTCTATGCGTCGTAGCCAAGTGCGTGGCGCTAACGGCATTTTTTCCATTTCTTCGCCGTTCCACATTTCGGTATACATTTTTAAGTTCATGCAACCGATAACGCTGGCCATAAGATCGCGCGCTCGACTAATTGTCGGCACACTCATTGCACGATTACGAGCCGTACCTTCAACATAGTTGTAATACTGTCCGATTGAATTTGCGCCAGCATTTTGGCCGACGTATCCGCTACCAGCCGCGGCCGCTTTAGTTGGTTGCGGTGATATTGCGGCTTTGTTGACGGTGCGGTTAAAAATGCCCATGCGCTAAGTATGCCACCAAACTATTTGACCGTTGTGTATAGGCGACCGCCAAGCATCAACCGAGAAAGTAAGAACCTAACGGCCGCCCGTCACGATACTAGCCACCTGCAACAACGATCATAGGTTTGCCAATGACTGCGGGTTTGTTAATTGTGCTAACGGCAAACACTAGACAACGCGCTAACTCGATCGGGCCGGGTGATCGGATTGACGACAAAGACAATGCACCTTGGTTTTTGACCGCTACGGCGCGTTCGCAATGTTGCGCCAACAAAGTTGACCCGTCATGCCTAACCCGTTTTTCTACTATTGCTGTGCGACAAACTTGTGTCCAACGTGTTAATTCACGGTTGCCAACCATTTGCGATCGGTGAGCAAATTTGCTCGGCATAGACATCTCAAACGCTGGCGTTATCAGTAATCGAGTTGTTGTGTCTTTGCATACGTCGTCAACTGCCTGCCAGCATTCCGACAAAGTGTCGGTCACAAACTGCTGACAAACTTGTATGTTGCCGTCAGCGTTTAACGCGGCTCGAACGCCCACAAATCTGCTTTCGTCTTGCGATTGCTCAATAGCCAAAACACCGCCTTTAGGCATAGGCAGATCGGTTTTAAGGCTTGCCCAAACACCCGGTTGTAGCCAGCCGTGCGCGCTGGCAGTCCACAAATTTACTGACGATCGCAAAAACGCGTTGCGGTTAGGTTGCTCGGCTTCGGCTTGTAACACGTCAACGGTCAAAGTATGGCCGATTGCTGGGTTGGCTTGTAGCCATGCTTCAACGCTCATAGGGTCGGTAGTTGCAGCGGGTGAATATTCGGCAAAATATAGCGACGACATTTTGTGATCGTCAATAGACCGCAAACCTTGTTCACGCCAACGCAACATTTCTTTGCTTGACTCGTCGCCACTTGTGCTGGTCATAAACAACATTGGTGATCGACGTGTACGCATAGTAGGCAAGAGTCCTATGCTCACGGATTCTGGTGATATTGCCCACAATTCGTCAATGCACACTAGGTCAGCCGTTAACCCGTGAAATGACGTAGGGGTAGCGGCACGTACTAGCCAGCGCGTACCGTCAGGCAAATTGGCTTCGTTACGGCCAACGGCCCACGTCAAAATTGCGCCAAAATGCTGTTCAAGGATTGGGGCGATTTTGCTAAACAACTCGATCGCTAAGTCAAGTTTGTGGGCAGTCGTAATGATCGTTTGTGGCTCGCCGCGCAATTTTGGCATTTCAGTTGCCCAAAAACCAACAAGGCTTTCCAACAATTTAGATTTGCCGTTTTGTCGAGCGACCGACACCAACGCTTGCCGATGCAACAGATCGCCATGCTCATCATGCGCTAAAACCCCACCGGCGCAATACTTTTGCCACTCCATAAGTTCGCAATCTAAATATTCGCGCGCCCAATCAACCAAACCATCAACCAAAAACAACCCTCGCCGATCAACGCTCGTTTCCAATCTTGGCTTGTATGGCGCTGTATGTTTATGCATCGGCTGGTCAGCGCCAGTCTGCGCCAATCCTGTCAAACCCTTATGAAATAAGGCTTTGGGCGAG